TCTGAATGGCAACACACATGGGAAGTGAGCAGGCAGTCGACTGGTCAATTACGATCACCTCTATAGGGTTTGTCGTCTCAATCACCAGGCAGGCCGCTGCGATAGCTGACATGCGTTCTGCGATGGTTGCGGCGGTTACGCTTGCGGAGGTAGACAAGTCAACCACTATGCGAACTAGCGCAGCCTCGCCATGTCCTGTCGCTTGCTGTGTCAACCAGCATTCCGGTCGACCCTCGATCACAGCCTCTATGTCAAAGCCTATGCCTTCGACATCGTATCCGTATTCATATAGCGGACGCTTGAGCAGAACCTTCTGTGCTTGTTCGCGTGCGGTTTGCTCTATTGACCGTTGCCCCGCTTTCCACTTCACCTTGCCACACGCCATGTCAAGTGCGCCTGCGAAGCCACATGACAAGTCCCATGTTTTCGTCGGTGCCGCCATGTGCGACTGGAAAGACGAGCGGAACTCTTGCGGTTTGCCATGCTCAACCGCATCGAGCATAGCAGACCAAGTGTAGTGCCGATGGTCAGCCCAATTCACTTGTCACCTACCTTGATAACTGGCAGGGGGCATGCTGCGACAATCTTTGCGGCAACTGACTTGTCGATCCCTTGGAACAGTGTCATGTCGGCCACCATGGCAGGTGCGATGCCACGTGCGAGCAACCCGACCCCGGCATATATGCTGCGAGGTGAGCAGGTGAGTGCTGGGTAGTCTGTCATGCAGTATGCTCTGACAGAGTGTATCCACTTTGCCCACGCATCTGATGCAGCGGGTGCTTCCTGCCACATGCTACGCGCAATCGTAGTCTCATGGCGTTTGCTGTAGCCCCATTCTAGGAATGAGAACCTATCGCGGAAGGCACGGCAAAGCGCACGGCGTTCTGGGAACGCAAGTGTTGGGCCAAACCCTGGCGTGTTCCCTGTAGCAATGCAATAGAAACTTGCGTGCATAGGTATCATGCCATCTGGGAAGGCGCCCAACTTGTTAGCCAATGCAGAGTTGAGCGTAGCAAGTAGCACACTAGATGCGTTGTCAACTTCGTCGATAGCGAACACGCCACCGTTCTCATATGCTTCGCGAAATGCTGTGCGAACGTACTTCCCGTCAGGTGCGACATGCCCCATCAGACACGATGGCATGCTCATGGGCGAGAGCGATATGTAGTAGTATGGCAAACCCAATGCGGTTGCCACCTCGCGAGTAGCATGCGATTTGCCAGCCCCCGGCGCTCCGTACGCATACACGTTGCGGTTTGCCTCTGTCACAGTGAGTAGCATGGCAAACTGAGGGTGCGCATCTGGTATGCGCGTTGACGTGCCATCCGGCCTCACGCAGATGATATGCTCTCTGCTTGTTTCCGGCGTTGCGGTGGCGCCACGCTCAATGCCATGGCGTTTGAGGTAGGGTAGGAGGCTACGTGCCATGAGGTCTAGCATGTTGTCGTCGCCCACGGGCGCCATGCTAGTTGCGGTGTCGGGCGTCGTTGGCGTAGGCGCATCTGCTGTGACATCTGACCAGTCGGTTGGTGTCGGTTCCTCTATGACATCTGGCAGGCCATTGTCTACTTCAGGCACCTCGGCATCTGACGTGTCATCTGCGAACCCCGGAGCGCATGTCTTGTGCCATGCCTTGCCACGGTGGCGCTGACCGGTCACTTGCGGTGCGGCTTGCCATACGATCTCCGCGCCTTGCGGAAACGCACGGCCACACCCAACGCATGTGCCGGGGTACTTGCTATGCATTACGCGCATGGGAGCACCATGCGATCTGCCTCGTCAATCTCGATCATACCGCCGCGCTCAAACGCTTCGCGGAATGATGTGCGCCTTGCGTTGCGTTTCGCGAGCGTCGCCTTGCGCTTGTCCGCGTCTAGCGCGGCATGTGCTGCGTCAAGTAATGTGGCGACGTCCGCCTCGTCTTGGCATGACAGAACGTATGTCCCGGCCACCGTGAAACCGTGGCACGTTGCCAAGTCTCGTAACGTTTGCTGCTGCGTTTTCATGCTATGCGACCTCCCATGCGGCCACCGTATCCCGGCGCCGTGCTAGTAGGGTAGCAACCGGCGTGCCATAGTTAAGTATGCGGAATCATTAGGGGATCGACCATGCACGGTGGCACGATTGTGACGGTTTGGGGCTAAGTGTGCGGAATCGTTGGTGTTACGGTTGCGACATGCGGCACGGTTGCAACGGTGTCGGCGCTGGCTATGCCATGTGGCATGCGCTGATGCACGCATGCGAGGTGACACGTCAGGGTGATATGTCAACAGGCACGGCATGTGTCCTGGCGTCACGACCAAGCACACACTATGCGAGGGTAGCATAGGGTATGCCATGCCACCGTGTTAATGCGCGTTCGCTATAACATGTGTCATGCTCGTGTAAACGTATGCGACTTGGCATGCGACTTGCGTGCTGTGTAAACGTATGACACTTAGCATAGCATTCGTCCGTCTTTGCCACGCTGTGCGATGTGGCATGCGAGGGTAGCATGCGCGATGGCGTGTCAGCCCCTATGGCCCCCTACCTCCTGGTCGCCCATGGTGTGGAATGTACCCCCAAAAGAATGCGCGTAGGAAAATCGGGATTCGTCACAATGCCGATGTGGGTTGCCGATCTTGGAGCCGCATCTGAGCGAGGGAGATTCGGGGGTTAGAGTCGAAACACGCCGAAAGTGACGATAAACGGCCCTTTACGCGTCTAATGCGTCGAAAATGGCTGCTTAACGCGTACCTTCTTGACACGCGGGGCGGGATTCCGCACACTTATGCAAACGCCATGCGCAATGATGAGGACTGTAAAGCCAAACGGACGCGGTAGCGCGCTTAACGCCTTGCCGGTCTGCGCTCAACTCTAAAGCCAAAGAGACGTATGTACGCCATAGAGATATAAGCTATTGGAATCGCTACGCTTGTCGCAAACTACGTCCCATGAACGCTATGCGGTCTGGGGGGTGGATAGGGGGGTTGGTGCGCGGTTTGGCTTTACAGTACATAGGGTTTGCTTGGTGGGATGAAGGGAACGACCCCCCGCCATGACCGCGCTGGGGTGGAAGGGGGTCGAACCGTTTAGACGGACTTGATGGCGAGACGGGCTGCGTCAGCCGCGACCTGATTGGCCGCTGCCTGAACCCGCGCCTCGTCGGGCGATGCAACCTGCCCGGCGATGAGGACGTCGATTTTCACGACGGCTGCGTTTACAGCCGCAGTGTTGTCGGCCACTGCTACTTCGAGAGAGTCGATAGCTGCCATAATACTCCTCCATTTCCGTTTCGTGGAGCCGTAGCACCACCTGTGGTACCAGCGTGACCTGAAGATACGCATAGCGCATACGCTACACCTTTGTTTCAACGAGCGCAAGCGGAGGGAAGCTCGAACTAGGAAGTGTTTGCACAAAAGACACTTCTGAGTTACTATCCGTGCGTGGCAGATGATCCGGGCACGGAAATTGCTCACACAAGTGAGATCGAGCGCAGGAACGCCTGCGGTTCGCTCAGCGAGATAGATCGCTCGCTCCTCCGGCGCAGCCGCTTGATTCGTGAGCGGGTGCCGCTAGGGGCAACGGTGGCAGACCTGTCGCGAGAACTCGGCGACATCACGCGCACGGCGCTCTCCCGGTACATCAACAGCCCGCTCCACGAAGCCTGCTGCCGGATTCTCGATCAGCCGAACGACGCGCTCAGCATGAGTGATGCCGAGACGGCGATCCGCAACGCGAAGCAACTTGTGGCGATGACGCTCCCGGAAGCGGTGGCGTACCTTCGCCAGTGCTTGGAGAAGGACGTGGCAACCGGGTACGTGCGCGACCACGCGCAGGCGATGTGGGCGACGCAGGAACTCCTCAAACTCGGCGCGCTGAAGACGGGCGACTCCTCGACGGGCGGCGGCGTGACTATCACCGGAGAAGCGATGCGTGCGCTTCTCGGGGCAATCCGAGGTGACGACAAAGCGCGTGGGATGACCGCGACTGTCACCGTGGTGCCGACCGATGGTTAGGCCCGGAAATCCCTTGACACGGCTCCGTGTCCGCAAAGCTGGCAGCTCGTACCGCGTCACTTTAAGACGCGAGATGATAGCCGCGTATGGTGGCGTGTGTACGTGTTGCCAGGAATCTCACCATCAGTTCCTCTCGCTGGAGCACATGAACGGCGACGGCGCTGCGCATCGTGAGAAGGTCGGGCGCAACGCGCAGGCGCAACTTGTTGACTTGAAGAATCGCGGGTGGCCCAAGGACGGGTACACGGTGCTGTGCTTCAACTGCAACATCGCCAAGGGCGCGCACGGGACGTGTCCGCACGTTCTCGACCGGCTCAACCACGCACGAAACGGCGCGGGGGATGAATGATCGGCGTACTCACATTCACGCTTCCTGAAGATGAAGTCGAGTGGAAGGAAGCCAACCAGGCGGGTGCCGCGCACGCGGCGCTTGCGAAGATCGCTGACTTGTTCAGGAGCCATCGGAAGTACGACGCGCCTGCGGTGGACGAGCCTGCGTTCCTCGACGTCCTTAGCGAATATGGAATCGACCTCTGGTGATTCACTTCACGTTAGACCAAGTGCAAGAGGCAACCGGGGGCGTTGATTCGTGGTTCGCGAATCGCAAACACCCGCAATACTTGATGCCGCGTCAGCCCCCGCCGCGCTTCTGGATGGACAGCGCGCTCTCGGGGCGCCCTGAGTTCGAGGCGCAACGGCTCCGCGACATCGTCGCACAGATCGACGCGGGGAAGGACATCACGCAAACCGACTTCGTGGATTACATGAAGTACCGGGGATTGGCGGACCTGTTCTTCTTCGGGAAGTATCTGTGTGGACACAACTGGCTTCAGGCTGACTTGCACGGCCCGCTCGCGTGGGCGTGGCAAGCCCCGAACGGTTGGGTAACGCCAGACGGGCAGACGTACGAACGCTATCGGATGGCGGTGCTCGCACGTTCCCACTTGAAAACGACGCTGCTCACGCAAGACTCTGCGCTGTTTGATGCGATGCGGGACACGGAAGAACGCATCTTGATCTACACGCACAGCTTGGGCTTCACGGCAGAGGTGATGTCACCGATTAAGTCTCTGCTAGAAGGCGAGGGTAAAGGTGCTGAGCTTTTTCATCTTTGCTACGGTGATCGTATTCCTACGGAGTCAGAGCAGGGGAAGAAGTACAAGTGGGACCAGCTTAACCTCACGCTCAAGCGACAAGGACGCTACACCGACGCCACCATCAAAGGCAGTGCGGTCGGCGCGAAAGTCACCGGCACTCACTCGACGAAACAATACGTGGACGATCTTGTAGGTGAGGAGTTGTCGCGTCCGTTGATGGACAAGACCATCAAGGGGCTGCTCAACCTCACGTACTGCTACCACAGTCTCTCCCTTGGGGAGCGGCGGCTTGTCGGAACGCCGTGGGGCTTCCACGATCCCATCTCGTTCGCCCGGAAGCACTGGCCGGGTACCCTCGTGGCCCGAGTGCCGTGGCGCCGTCCCAACGGCGAGTTGATGTTCGACAAGTGTGACGTGCCCGAGGCGCTGCGCATCAAGAAGTCGAACCCGTGGTTTTTCTCGTGTCAGTTCGATGTGTGGCCGAAGGATGAAGGGAAGAATGGTTTCCGTACCGAGTGGTTCAGGCAGTTCCGTCGTGTCGATCAAGACCTCTATCGTTTGGATGCGGACGGCAAGCCCATCAAGAAGGTTGCGCTGGCTGATTGCAACATCTTCATCATCATCGACCCGAACACCGGACGTGTGCCGGGACGCGGGCCGCTGGCTGACTCGAACGCGCCTGTTCAAACGGCGCTGGACTACGCGGGGTTTCAGACCGTGGCAGTTGACCGGGAGCGGAATTACTACTTCCTGAGTTCGATCCGTCGTCGATGCAACGCGTCGGAACTTGTCGACCTGACGTTTCAACTCGTGGGAATCTGGAGTCCCATCAAGGTTGTCATCGAGCAACGAGCGGCACAGATTCTATTCTTGGATCTATTCAGAATCGCGTGGAGAAACGGCAAACCTCCCTTTATCATTGACGATTTCCCCGGTGGGAATGCATCCAAAGAAGAACGCATTAAGGGCCTCATTCCGCTCTACGCGAACGGGCTGGTGTGGCACCGCTGTGAAGGTGGACCCGAAGTTGACGCTGGCATCGCGGCCTACGAAGGTGAACTGGAGGACTTTCCAAACTCTGAGTTCGATGACCTCTCGGATGCGGCCAGCGTCATCATCAAGAAGTGCTACGCGCCTGGCGCGCAGGCGCCCACGCTGGCGGGCGTCACGCGTGATGATCGTTTCGAGGAGAGCATCGCGCACCTGGATTCTGCGAGCCGGCGCAGTGCGCGGGCGTGGCAGAAGAAGCGTGACCCGGTGGACGAATACTGGAGTGAGGGGTGAATTATGTGGTTCCAGGCTAAACCGGCTAATGTCGATATAATTGCCATTCTGCGAGAGACGTACGAACGACAGATTGCATTGTTGCAAGAACAGTTGTCAGATGCTAGGGCGGACGCTCAGCGACATTGCGACCGTGCCGACGCGGCGGCGGACCAACTCATCAAGTTGATCGGCCTCCCCGCGATCAGCAATCAAGGGAAGATCGAAGCAACGATGAACGCGGCGAACGTGCGGACGCTCCAGGAGAAGGTGGCGCGGGAGAACTGCTTTGATGACATGCCTTTTGACGGGCAAGGCGTCTTCACCAGTAGGGAAGAAGCGGAGATCAGCTAATGGCGAACATCATCCCCGAGACAAAGCCTACATCAGACGCGCACAAGAAAGTCACCGACTACCACAAGAAGCTCGTGGAGAAGTTGCAGCAGGGGCGCCTGGAGATCATGCGCAACGCCCTAGAGAACGTGATGTACTTCCTCGGGCATCAGTGGATCACCTTCGACAACCTGTTGCACAACTTCCGCAACACGAACGTGCGGCCCGGTGTACCCCGCCCGGTCGTGAACATGTTCAAGCCAAAAGTGAAAAAACTCATTGCGCTGCTTGCGAGCATTGAGCCTTCGCTGGTGGCGTCGCCAACGAACGACACGGAGGTGGATCGCCTCACGGCAGACTCCTGCCTCGACATCATCGGTTACATCGAGAAGACCGTGGGCTTGGAGGAGTTGCGACTCCAACTTGCGACATGCGTGGGGCTGTGTTCAAACGCGTTCCTCGTCACGGGCTTCGACTCAGACGGCGGACCCACAGAGCGCATTCAGAAGTGGGGCTGTGAAAACGGCCACATGTGCTCAGCCGACAAGGCGATGGAATCGGAACTCACGTGCCCGGAATGTGAAGAACCCATGTCGCCCAGCGACGACGAGAGCGACGAGGTTCCGCAAGGGGCGGTGACGACTGACGTTGCCACCGTGTTCGAGATCCTGATTGACTGGACTATCCCGCGCCCACGTGACCAGCCTGCCTTCATCTGGAGGCGCACCCGTCCGTTGGAGTGGTTGTATGCGCGCCACCCCGAGATGCGGGGCAAGATGCCCGAGGATACCAGCCCCACAGACATCGGGCTCACGTACCTCCAGAACATCATCCGGTTGGCGCCCTCGTTGGGCGGTCGGTTCGGCGGTTCGTCCAGGTTTACACAGTCGTGCGTGATCGACGACATGTACGTTCTCCCGTGCAAAGAGTTCCCCAAGGGGCAATGGTCACGCCTTCTGATGGACGGTCGGGTGCTCGACACCAAACCTTACCCCTTCCAGAACGGTACCGAGGAGGAGCCGGGGAAAGCGTTCCTTGCGTTGACGCACTTTGGGTTCGACAACGTGCCAGGGACGATGATGTGCGTCGGCCCGGCAGACGACCTCAAGAGCCCCCAACGTGAGCGTAACCGGCTCTTGAGCGCCGTTCAGATGTACTTCGCTCGGACAGCGAACAGCCTCCTGTGGATGCCGGAAGGCGTTGACGTTCAGTCGGTTCACGGTATCGAAGGCCAGGTGCTTCGTGGGAACACCACGGCTGCCGGTGGCGGTGCGCCGCAGCGCATCGAAGCCGCGCAACTCTCACCGGCTTTCGTCAAGCGGTTCGAGCAAATCGACAACGAGATGAATGAGATCATCGCGCTCTACGACCTTCAGGACGAGGCGCCGCGTATCGACAGCGGTTACGCCATGCAAGTCCTTGAGGAGAAGAAGCATCAGGCGCACATCCCGTTGTTCAAGAAGTTCGAGAACTCGTACGTTGAATGGGCGCGGGGCGCGTTCCACATCTTCCGCAACTTCGCCCCCGACTCTCTCTACACGAAGATCGCCGGAGCGAATGCCCGGTGGTCGTTCAAACAGATCAAGTCGGCAGACCTCCGGGGCGGCGTCGACATCGACGTGGAAGCCAACAGCGGCCAGCCGAAGACGGCGCTTCAGAAGCGCGCCATGTACGAGCAGGCGGTGAAGATGGGGGTCGCGGACCCGGTCAACGATCCCAAGACGAAGCTATTCTACGCTCGCATGTTGGGCGTGAAGGAACTGATGCACGGGTTCGACGTTGACATGCGCCAGATCGCCAGGGAGCACGACGCTGTCATCGCATGGGCGAAGGAACACTTCGACATGGAGACGGGCGAGCCCAAGCCGGGTGACATCAACCCCGAGGAGTCGTGGCCCGTGTTCGTGGACCCGGACATCGACAACCTCCAACTCCACTGGATGGAGCACCGTTCGTGGCAGATGACGGAGGAGTTCGAGAACCTGCCGCCAGCGGTGAAGGAAATCTTTCGGATTGTTCACTTCCAGCCGCACGCGATGCTGTTGGGGGTGCAGATGCAGATGCCAGCGGGTCCGCAGGCGATGCAGTCTGAGAATCCTGGCGCGCAAGCCCCTCCGGGCGCCGGGCAAGGTGCCCCTGGTTCCCCCGCTGAAGCAGAGAGCGCAGGGAATGCCGGGGCACAGGCTACAGCAGGCGGGGGCGGTAACGCGGAGCGGTCAGGCGGGGGCAATCCGTTCGGATAGCAAAAGGCATGCCAGGCGCTTGACACTCGGCGGCGCTTGTTCTAGCATGCAAAATTGATGCCGGGTGCAACTACGCAGTTGAAAAGGGGTAACGCATGCCAACACTCACACGAGTTCTGAACGATCCCCGCGCCACGGCAGTCTGTTCCGGTGGTCGGGACAGCGGCCACGAGATGACCAAGAAAGTCCTGGATTCCCGCGTGGATGCCAAGGGCCAGGTCATCGAGATTGGACGCGGGGTCACGGACACCGACATCACGTACATCGCGCTCTACAACTCGACAGGGGTGAAGACCTACATCTACCCTGATGCGGCTGGGACCGCGATCACAGTCACACCCACCAAGCCGTAACCATGCCGACTGTCCGGGCACGCTGGTCGTATGTTCTGACCGTTGGCGCAACGTCGCAAGACTTTGCGTCACCGTTCATTGCGCCGCAGCTTGACCTCGTGACCATCCCGAACCGGTACACTGTGAAGGTGCCGTTCGGTACTACCGTCGTATTGTGGGATGCCACCCTCGGTGGTGCAAACCCCACGGCCTTCTCGTTCCTTCTCCTCCACTCTGACATCGAAGTGGAAGTTGAGCAGAAGGTACTGGCCGCTGGCCCACTATCTTCGTACTCGACGTTTACACTGGCAGCCGACCACATTCCGTACACCCTTGGGTCGAACGTCGGGAGAGCGGCGGCGGCTTTTTCAGGTGACGCTTTCGTCAATGGCACGCTCGGAGTCATCACGAAGTTGCGTGCCAAGAACAACAGCACCGACACTGACGCCTATGTAGAAGTGGTGGTGGGAGGTGCATAACTTCAACGAAATCCCTGTGAAACGTATCTCACGGGGCTACAAGTCCGAGGTCAGACCCTCGTTAAAAACTGACAAGGAGCCATCATGAGGAACTACGATTACACAGAGGAAACCGTCAACGGAATCACCACGCTTATCCTTGCTGATGGGCGGCGCTTGCAAGTGCCGTCCGGTGGGGTGGGTGAGGACGGCGACGCGGGTGGGGCTGGGGCAGAGGATGCTGGCGAGGCCGGCGATGCGGGCGGCACAGGTGAAGACGATGTTGATGCGGGTGACAGCGCACACGCTGGCGCCGAAGATGGTGAAGGCAAGCCACGGGCCGCCGCCGATAAGGGCGAAAAAGGCACAGCCGGATACCAGAAGCGACTCCAGGCAGTCATCAAGGAACGCAACGCGTACCGCGATTTGGGCACACCGGAAGCCCTCCGGTTGATGCAAGAGCGAATCGCCAAGTACGACAAGCATGAAGCCGACCTCGACCGCGAGGCGAAGGCGGCTGCGGACGAAGCAACCCGGAAGGCCGGGCAGCCTACCGTCAGCGACCAGAACGCTCTGATAGACCGTCTGCTCACGCAGCGGTTTGGCGAGGGTGCGGTCGATGATTTCTCCTCGTTCCGTGAGACTCGGAAGATGGAGGTTCAGCGGCACACACGAGAAGGTTTGGATCATCTCGCGTCCATGCTGGAGAAGGTGGGCATCAAAGCGGAGCCGGCTACCCTCGGGAAGTGGGAGCGGCACATCGGTACAGAATTGCTGGCCGATAACGAACTCCGTGCTGCGTTCAAAGACCCTGTCACGCAAAAGGATGCGCTCACTGAAGCGTTCAAACGTGTGCGCACCGATCTCGTCGACCCTGCGCTTGCTGCGGTTGGGGCATCCAAGCTGGATGCAGCCTTCCGCCGTCGCGCACTCGCTCCCGGCTCCGCTGGTGCAACGTCTGCGCCGATCCAAGTGGAGAAGGACTTGAAACCACCCAAAACCATGACAGATCCGATTGAACGTCAGCGATGGTGGGACACGAAAGTGAAAGAAGCCATCGCTGAGCAAGACGCGTTCGACGGTGTCTAACTAGGAGAAAGCAATGCAGACCCTCACCAACGCGGCGGGCCTCCTGAAGACCGTGTATCGTCAGATGTTGACGGACATGTGTAACAGCGACACCGCCATTCACGACCGCTTCCGAAAGATGCCTTCTGAGTTGTGGGAAGGCAAAGAGGAAGGCATCACGTGGGCGTTCCGTAGCGGGCGCACACAGGCGTTCGGTTCGTACCGTCCAGGCGGGCCGCTTCCTGAGAGCCAACACCAGCCGACGCAGAACATGAAGGTGCCGCTCAAGTACCTCGGCGGACGCATCGGCATCGACACCCCGACCATGAAGGTTGCTCGTAGCAATCGTGGCTCGTTCAAGCGCGCTTGGGACTACGAGATGGACATGTTCAAGGTCGATTTCATCGACTACATCAACGAGATGTCATGGGGCGACGGACGCGGCGTGCTGTGTCTGGCGAACGTGGCGTCTTCGACCACAACCATCACGGTTGACGCTCCTGGCGGCATCGCCGGTAGCACCAACGGTGGCCGCTTCTTGCAGCCCAATATGCGCATCGCCATCCTCGATACGACCGGCGTTACCGTGCTGGCCGTTCGGAGGGTTGTGAGCGTAGCTGATGACGGCAACTCGTGCGTCGTCAACGCGGCTGTGACCGCAGCACAGTGCCCGGACAACGCCATCATCGTGCGCGCTCCCAACATGAGCGTGACCGACGTTGCGGACGTCTCGTACAATCGCGATCCGATGGGCCTTATCGGCATGATCGACGACGGTACCTACGTCAACAACTACATGGACGTGAACCGGACCACGACTCCGCTGGCTCGCTCCACCGTCATCGGCGGTGTGGGTCCGCTGAACCTCGACATCATCCAGCAGTTGCTCGACACCGTGGCGCAGGTTGGCCGTGGCCGTCCGAAAGAGCACTGGATGTGCTATGACACCCGGCGCTCGTACCTGGCCCTGACCGTTGCAAACCGCTCGTTCGTTTCCACGGGCGGGGCGACCAACAACGACATCGGGTTCAAGGGCAACGCCATCGACGAAGATCCCCGCTTCGGTGGGGCGCCCATCAAGTGCGACAAGGATGCGCCGTACGGCATCTGGTTCGCATGGGATACCGCGTACGCCATGAACTTCGAGAACACTCCGTTCGAGTGGGCTGACGAAGACGGCGCGGTCATGTCCCGGCTGGACGGCGTTGACGCATTCGAGGCGGTTGCTCGGATGTACTTCAACCGGTGTGACGAGAAGCCCAACGCCTCGGGGCGCTTGGACGCAATCGACACCAACATCGTCGTCGCGCACATCCGATAACCAATGAGCGGCCCGCTCCCTTGACGGGGGCGGGTCCGCATGAAAGGACGAGCTATGTCACTCTCTACCGGTCAAGACCAACTGCTTCGAGCCAATCGGAATCAGCATCCCGGCGCTGTCGGGTCCGAAGGGCTTCTTAGCCTGTTGGCTGCATTGAAGCGCGCTGCGGGGAACGAAGTTGCACTCCCCGACGTGCAAACCAAGACGTTCGTGGCTGCGGGGTCCACCTCGCAGGTGGTTATCGGTTCCGCCTGTACGCTGTATGGCGTGCGGATTGAGTCGGGTACCGCACTCACGTCAACGCTCGGCGTTGTTGCTCGGTTGACCGACAACACGATCATCCGGGCGGCTCTCCACTGCTCCTCAGAGAATGCTGCGGAGTGCTACTTCTTCGGCGGCGCGCAGGGAATCGGCATTCCCATCGTGACGTCATTGGAACTCACCGTGACTGCGGCTGCCAACGGCACCGCTGATCCAGCAGCCGGCGACAAACCCATCGTCACCGTCTTCTACGGCGTGTAAAGGAAAGGAACGATCATGCTCAACGATGTAGCCCGACGTCTATACGCCGAGAAGTTCATCACGTTTCATCTCGGCACGCTCACCAACGTGCTCGCTTCGGCGGACACTGTTTTCAGCACCTTCGTGGTGCCTCGTAACTTCAAGTTGCGGGGCGTCGGTGTTAGCTGGTCCACTTCCGATGCGGCTGGCGCTGGCCTGACGGCCAAAGTCACCACCACAGCGGGGGTCGTTCTGGCTTCCAGTGGTGCTGCAACCCCCTCGGCAACCGCAAGCGGTATCGTCAGCAACGATGCCAACGTGGACATCACCAAGGGGCAGATTCTCGCAATCACGCTTCGCGGCGTCGCGGACACCAACGATTTCGTCGGTGCGAGCGTCGTGGTGATCGTGGAGCCTCCTCCGACCGAGGAGTAAAAGGTGGCGCGGGACATCTCGCGCTAACGGGCTCCCGGCAGGTTCCCTCCCTCGCCTGCCGGGGGTCGCTATCAACTCGGGGGAGATAGCCAGAGGGAGACAACGAACATGAGTTCATACATGGGCATCAGCCAAATCGTCGACACCGTAGGGGTGAAGAACCGTTTCGCACACGTCCGCGTGGACATCACGCACGACGGGCTTCCGGTTGTGTGGGAGCCGAACGAGATCAAGTACCTTCCACGCTCCTACGCCGATTGGTTCGTACGGAAGTCGCAGTTGAAACGCTCGCAGAAGGGGCAGACCCT